GAAGGGCAATGTTTCCCAGCGCCCTTCCTGATAAGCAGATTCTTTCGGGAGATAATAATGGGTGTCAGCCCATTCAACTGCCGTCATAGGCAGGGGTCTTTTCAGGACAGAGAGTCCTTCTTTGACTGCCTGGACAAGATTATTCATCTGTGTTTCTGTAATACTCATCTGCAAACTCCTGCATTCTCTCCGCGGACTCAACGCATTTATTCGCCCCTTTCGCCACTAACTCTTTCAGATAGGCCAACTGGCGATCATTTAATTCGGGGAATTGTCTCTGCATTGAAAGCGGGATACTGTCCAGAACGGATGCCAGTTCACCGGCAAGGCGGGATAACGCAAAAACACAGAACACAGTATCAATGACTTTATGCTCAGCGACCTGGTTTTTTAAACGCTGTGCAATAGCCTGCTCTGAAGTAAGCTCTATTCTGGCAACCAATAACTTTTCTTCATGATCATCATCTTCGCTTTCCTCGTCTGTTCTGGAATTGCGATTACGTTGAAGATATGAAAGGTAGAAATATCGCCACTCATCAATATCAAGGTCACCGCGTTTTTTTGAAACTGGCGCACCTGGTAATTTTTGCAACCTGCGCAACTGCCGTTCCGTCAGGCGTAAATGTTCCGCCACCTCCACCTGAGTTGCCACAAGTCACCTCATCTATTCCTGCCCTGCACCCCCACCTGAAAAGACGGATTTACCCTGTAAGTCACAGCCAAAACAACATGTCCGGTTTTCCGCTAAAGATTTTTGTTATTTTTCAATAGATTACACCTTCACTGAACCGGACATCAGTTTCAGGAAATTTTCATAAATAGCGAGAATCTGCGCGGACGCCGCCCCGTAACAGCCCGGATAGCCGGAAAGGACCCGTAAAATTGACAATCGCTATACACAATTGTTCAATTTAAAGTCCGAACTCGTTTTATAACGATTAATAAAAGCCGCCCGAAGGCGGCATTATCAATTTAATAGAGATTAAAAATCGTTCATTATTTATTAAATAAATATATTACCAGACATATTTAATGCCTAAAGTTCCCTGTGTATCGCTGTAGCCTTGATCACCCACCTGCTGCGCAACGTTGCCCCACAAATTAAGACGTGGCGTGATTTGCCCTTCAACACCGGCCTTTAACTCACCCACATTTCTCGTACCACGCATCTCATTTTGCACACCGTTCATTGTCACGCGGGTGTCCCGCGTATTATGGATCCAGTTCATCTCCACGAATGGCTGGAAAGTCCGGCCATTATTATCATCCAGGGCATTATGTCCGTTGATATACCCTCTCAGACCCAGGCGGGTCATCAGGTTACCACCCGTGTCGTCTTTTACCTCGGTACCGTTCGCTTCCCGGTGATCGTCTGCCTGAACATCCATCCACACCATCTGGATTTTCGGCTGGATCCAGTAACTGTCTCGTTTACTCTCCGCCAGCTTCAGGCTGTAACCGGCTTCCACCGAGGCCGTCACACCGCGCGATTTATAGTTTTCTGTGGCCTGTCCCTGACCTGACACCGTGTTATCAAACCAGTTATACAGTACCCAGCTGTCAACATAGGTGCCTGTTTTATCCGCCTCATTCGCATACCAGGTTCCGTACAGTCCGGTGCTGTAGCCATCAATCTGTCCGCGAGAGGTATAGCCTGTCAGCCCCGACTCGCTGCGACTCCTGCTGTTGGCATAGCCACCCATCACACCAATATGCCAGCGATCCAGACCGTCGGTGCTCCACTGCGCCAGATCGCCGCCCAGTTGCAGCACATAGCGGTTGCTTTGCGTACCGATCTGACCACTGCCGTCTTTAAAACGGGTATGTCCACCGGTGTTACGCATCCACATACTGGTGACTTTTTTCTCCCCGGTCAGTACGTCGGTATACTGCGTCTCTCCGAGACGATCATGCAGACGGGTCATAAACAGCGTATTGGCCGCCTGACTGTTGGCAAGATAACTTCCGGCCTCCGGGCGCAACTGTGCTTCACTGTCCGGCTCTGCCACCTCTGTCATACTGGTCAGATACCAGTTGCGCTGCGCTTCGCCCTCACCGCGAACCAGGGAATAATCATACGCCCCGGCGACAATGCGCCCGTCCTGAATGAACTCACCGTCAGAACGCCCTCCCACATTGATAAGCTCAATCCCTTCCTGGGTCTGTGCACCGGTGCCCCCGGCATTGTTTACGCTGACCCGGGTGGTGCCCGTGGTATTCCCTGCCACGGTCATATGATCCGTGGCGGAAGCATCGTCATTCAGCACCGTATTAAACAGCAGATGCCCCTCATTGCCCGTATAATCACCGTTCACCACCAGCTGATTCCCCGCCTGAGCCGTATCAGCAACCCGGGCAAGACGGATCAATCCGCTGTTTGTCAGGCTGCCGTTAATCGTCAGCCTGTCTGTTTCTGCTGCGGCCAGGGTACTCATCAGCGTCCGTTGCGTGGCGGCTTCCAGCGGGGATGCCCCCACCTGCAGGATCCCCTGGTTACTGACACTCCCCGAGACAGTACCGTTACCCGCCAGGGCGCCCTCTGCATAGATGTTGACCTGTGAGGACGCCAGCGTGGCGGAATTATCCCCGGCACCAAACGTCAGCCCGCCCTGGCGGATGTCGGTCGTTCCGCTGTACAGCGTGCTGTTTACACCCAGCGCCACCGTACCGGTGCCCTCTTTGAGGAGATCGCCGGTACCCGTAATGCGGTTACCAAGTTGCCAGTCCTCACCGGTCGTGAGAGTCAGCAGCCCTTTGTTTTCGACGGCGGCATCCCCCAGATGTGCCGCAGTGGATGCCGTCAGGTTGCTTTCAGCATCGACCGTGAAAATCCCGCTGAAATCGCTGTTGTTACCGGCAAGTTTTACCTGACTGGCATGCAGCGCCAGCGTGCCGGTATTACTCAGGCTGTTAACCATCACGCCCTCCGCATCCGCTACGTTGACCAGCCCTGCCAGATCCAGTGAGCCGGTCCCCAGCCCCTGAACCGCATTCAGGTTTGCCGTGGCGCCCTCTGCGATGGTGACGGCTGCACTCAGCGAATCGTTGGCCCCGTCCACCTCCAGGGTCCCTGCGTTCAGGGCAAGCGCACCGCTTCCCGTCAGGTCTCCGTTGATCTGTCCACCCTGACTGATATCCAGACTGCCGCCGTCAAGACCGATCCGCGCGTCTTCCGCGATGTCCACCCGCTCCACCGTCTGGCTGTGTCCGTTCATCTCAAGGCCGGTACCCTGTGCCATCTGCAACAGGGCCGTATTCCCCAGCACATGATCGTTCTGCATCAACAGCGTTCCGCTACGGATATCCGTGATCCCCGTATAGTCATTCCCCAGACTGGACAGAGAGACCGTGTTTCCTTCTCCGGTATCGATCGCCAGATCGCCTGTTCCGGTGAGTTTCGCGCTCAAATCCGCTGAACTACCCGTACGGCCTTCGCTCGCCAGCACCAGCGCATCGCTCGCCTGCCCCAGCAACTCCACCTGAGTCAGCCCGTAGTTGACGTACAGTCCGTCACTGTTTTCCCCGCCAGTCAGGCGGTAGTCATACGTGCCACGAGCCACGGTCGTACCATTCTGGGTGATATCGCTGACTGCGCCACCGTTGCTGATAATACTGCCGTTCTGATCGGTCAGCGTCAGATCCCCGCCACTCCCGGTAACAGTGTCGCCGGATGCCAGCTGAACCAGGATGTTGCCATCATCCTGCTTCAGTAAAGGGATGGTGCCGCCCGGCGTGGGCAGATCAGTGCTGAAGTCGCTGCCTGTGGTAATTTGCACCGTGCCCTGTCCGGAAATATCCAGCGTGCCGGTGGTGTAAACCGTATTGTCGCTTGTCGTCTGACCCGGAGTGACATCACCGAAAATCAGCGTGCCGCCGTCAAAGGCGAGACCACCCGGGCGTTGCTGACCGTCGCCCACTTTTGCCACGCTCCCGGCGCCCAGATTCAGCACCATATTTTTCAGCGCCGCAGTATTCGTTCCTGCAAGCGAAAAGACCGTATCTTTCAGTGCCAGTATCCCGCTGAACGTGTCGGTCAGGGCAGACGAATTGAAATCGAAATTATTTCCGCCGGTATTCACCACCAGGGTGCCCTGTCCCGCCAGCGTGTTAATGAATTCCCAGTCCTGAGAGGTATCAATTGCCAGTGTTCCGCCGGTCAGAGAAACAGTGTTGGTCCCTATATTCTTCTGGTCTGAAATAATAAGCGTAGCCGGGGCATCAATATTGAAATTACCCTGATACGCTGAATTATCACCAGAAAGGGTTGATACACCGCTCAGCGCATTGACCGTCCCGTTACCGCTGATATTTGCCGCGAGGGAAAAGTCACTGTCAGAATGATTAAGGGTTAAGACACCATCTCCGGCACCAAATATAATTTTTGGGGTATCAATTATTCCAGCCACATTAGCTGTTTCACCAGTTCGCGCTCCGACCGCCAACTCACCAACAGAACCGATGTTGCCAGCAATTCGTATTTCCAGAGCGCTAATTGTTGCATCATCAGATACAACTATAGTCCCTTTACCTCCAAGACCTACAGTTGTATAAAAATCAGATTTAGCTAATGAATCCTCACCAGAGACAAATAATAAATTATCATAATCAAGTGTGCTAACATCATTACCCACAATGATATCTTCACCTGAGTGAAGTGTTCCGCCCTGTGTTATGTTTACTATTCCCTGACCATTTTGATAACCAGAAAATATACTGCGCCTTGACCATACCTCACTCGAAGCACCAATTACATTGATTTCGCCTGATACTCCAGAAGTACTAGTTGCGCCAGTTCCTAAACGGATACCTGATTGTGTCGCATTTTCTCCATTATGAAATAGCTTACCACCATCAAGTATATTTAAATATCCTTTAGAGTCATTACCAGTTCCTATTCTTAACGTTCTCATAACGGAGGTCAGAGTCACCTGACTCCCGGTACCTGAAATGTTAATTTCACCGGTTCCGCCAGAATCACCTATATCAAAAGGGTTAGCAGGAACAGCACCAGTTGCATCAACTGTAATTGTCCCACTATTTGTAACATACACAACTCCGGAAGCACCATTAACTCCTACCCGGAAAGTACGAGTTATAAGTTCTCCACCAGAAACAACTCTGAGTGTACCGTTGGTTGTGCTACCTATAGTAGTTGTCCCTGAATCAGTGACTGGAGTGTCAATAATCCATTCCTGATCGTTATTTACAAGCGTTGCGAAACTAACCTGACTATACACTGAAGTCATGATTGCAATAGCAATACAACTCAACTTCAGTTTAGGATAATTAACCATAGGAATTCCTTCGGAATTTACCATCATCATAAAAATGAAACACTGCTATCAATATTCATCTAATCGTATGAATATATTAATTATAGGAAAAAACATGTACAGGTTTATCATTTCAAGGAATATAAACGCCGTGACTTATACAAAATCATTAGTTAGAAATAAAACGCAATTTCATTAATTTACATTCACAGCACAGTAAATTACACAAAAAGATCGCCATTCTTGTTAAAAATCAATGCAAGAACCATTATCGCGAAAAATCCCACCTGAGATTAAAATTTGTAATCTCCAAGCCCCCCATTATTGATTAGTGTCTTGTAATGATTTATAGATTTTTTCGCAAGTTACTCCAGCAATGTAGTTTGCATCAGCAATTTCTGCATATTGCTCAGCTTCCTCTGCAATGCTTCCGAGCATGTCGGCAAGCATTGCGGCGTCGGCTCCAGTTGTTTTGCTTCTGACGGCAGCGGCAAGATTTGCGGTGTGCCTTGCGGCGTCCAGGCGAGTGGCAAGTTTTGTTGCTTCGGTACGCAACTGGTTAACAGTGGCAGACAGGCCAGCAGCAGTGGCAGCAGCTTTGGCGGCATTCGCTTGTGCATCTTTAACAGCCTCATCCCGGGCAATAATGCGCCCTTGTTCAATCATCCGGGCGACAGTCTGCGCGTTTGCTGTCTGTGAAGCCTCTGCGCCGTCACGTTCTGCCCACTTTTTTTCCCAGCCCCGATCGCTCCAGACATCACCAGCAATAAACGAACAGGCCACCAGCAAGAGAACAGCAGCAGGTTTCCACCAGGTTTTTATCGCGGCAAGAATAGTAGCTGGATTCACTGGTCTATCCCCCAGCACGTAAGCGCGCTTTCCTGGTCACGGCGGGATACCTGCCCGTAGCAGCTATTGGAACGGATCCGGCAATCCTTCCCGCCATCTTTAATCCACCAGCGAATCGCTTCGCATGCACCTTTACGGTCACCGGCATTGATTCGCTTGTAGAACGTGGACGGAAAGCATTTACCTGGACCAATGTTGTACGGGCAGAACGATGCGATGCCTGCTTTCTGTGGCTCAGTCAGCGACACCTTGATATTTCGTTCAACCCAGGCCAGCGCTTTATCGCGCTCGATGGCGTTTACCTGGTCACATTTCGCCTGCGTCAACTTCATGCCCTTCACTACTGGCTTACCATCGACCATCGTGGCGCCGCGGCAAATCGTCCATATTCCACCGCCATCCCGGTACGCTATCAGACTGTTTCCCTCTTTCTCATCGAGAAACCGGTCAAGAATCACCGACGCTGGCGCACCGGCAAGCACCAGACCCAGAACGGCGGCGCTAAGTTTTGCGCTGTTCCCCATCATTCACCAGCCTTAGTAAGCGCGTCGGCAACAACACTTACAGCAGCCGGACGTTCAGAAATGGGTTTATCACTGATGCCATCCAGGTAATCGCGGATCATGGCTGTGCGCTTCTCGTCTTCTTTGCGTTTACGATGAGCATCAATTCGACCATTTACATAAGAGATAAGAGAAATAAGCAGGCCGACAGCGCCAAAGAACATGTAAACCATATCCTGCGTGGTAAAGCCCAATGCTGCTGCGAGGGTTCCAACCCACGCGAAAAACTGCGTGAAAATGTTCCCTGAGTGATCGTTCATTCTCATGGTCTCTTACCTCGCGTTTTTCGGAGGCTGTGTTTGAAACGGTTAGGCTTCACGGGCTGGATTTATCAACACAGCACGTAGTTATTGATTCCCGTGGGTCTGAAATGAAAAAGCTACGCAGATGCGTAGCCTCTATGTGGTTACCGCTAGGTAGCGGCATATTTCCCCTTCTGTTATTGTTTGTTTACGAAAACTAACAACCAGCAAGAGGTAAATTTTTTATGACTAAAAACCGTCAAGTTGTAGGTGACCATATGCCACCTGGACTTAGACCAAAACCAAAACCTGCGCCTGCTCAACCACCAGTTGCGCCCGCAAAATCGAAATAGGTGATTTATGTGTCGAGATGACGTGATTTTTGATCTTCATTACTCTTATTTTCTTGAAAACATGTTTTCCACGCTAATGGGAAGAATGGATAAAGTCATGTCTCTTTTTCTCATCGTTTTGGGCGGCACTGCTTTTGCACCTTTTACTAACGTTTTCATTTTTGGCGCTTCAGTAGCAACCTTGTCAGCTGCTCAATTCATTTTCCAACCAGGTAAACAGGAAGGTATTGCCTCTGAGCACGCAAAAAAATACCTCCATCTCATCAGTATATCTAGCAGCCTGGATGATGAAACGTTACTGAAGCGGTTTAATGAACTTCAATCCCTGGATTCCAGACCGTGGGGAGTACTTAAAAATGCTGCTCAAAGGCGCGCCACGATAGTACTTGACCTTCACGACATTCAACCAGAGCTTACTAGATGGGAAAGTATGTGGTCATGGTTTGCAGGTGATTTACCCATAAAGGAGCAATATGGACATCAAAACCACTGATACACAGAGACCTACGCCGGGAAGTCATAAACCAATCAATCCACGACCTGTTCCTAAACCACGATGAATATAATATGCCATTGTAAATCGACGATATGACAGGGGTATGGATACAAAGCACCTCGCGAATACCCCTGTCGTATCGCCGGAAAGCAAAAGCCCCGACTAGCGGGGCTTTCGTCATAATCAAATTGTCGCTTTTCATCGCTGCCATCGTGGCGCAGCTCTGCCAAGCATGAATACATTAGCTAACTTCCTGGCCCGTTTTCAACTCTGTCACTTAAAAATAGCACTAAAAGCTAAAATATTCCTTTTGCGACTATTCGGATAATAACTTTCGTGAGGACAGAAAAACCTTTGCTCTGAAGATTTCCAGGCACCAGCGCACTCGTTTTCTGGCCTCTCCATCAGTCAGCCAGGGCGCTATAACCTGCAATTCTCTGGTGATGTCTGAGATTTTTTTTCGTGTGGTGTAATACTGGCATCCAACCACATAAACAGGATCGTTCAGGTCGAAAGCCTGAAGGACGGATTCCTCGACGAACTCAACATCATCACTATTGATGGCCTCATCAATTACACTTACCTGCGGCTCGGGCCAGAGAATTAAGCGTGCCCGCCGTAACGCCTGCTCTCCACGGAATCCCTCATCCCTCGCTTGATTCAACGCGACGGTAAAACGCTCCAGCGCTTTATCAGACCAGTTCCTCCCCCTGATTACGTTCCAGCATGAATGTCCGCATGGTTTTCTGGGGGCAACCCCACCGCGAACGCTTTCCCCCCATACAGCGAGAAGAGATTTGATCCAGCCGGACTGAATATCGGTCAGGAGCATGCTTTTCCCCAACCAGCTTTTGCGCGGCGCTATCGCTGCCTTTTCCAGAGCTGCGCGGTGTGAACGTTTTTGACGTGGCGTCATGGTTTTTCTCCTTTATGCCAGCACGCCAAGCGCGAACGCCCGGTCCAGCACATTTTTCAACATTTCAAGCTGAGAACCGTATTTACGTTCAAACTTGATCGGGTCGTTATGCAGTTCTGTGTGATGTTTACGGCACAGCGGAAGGGTAAAGCTGTCATGGGCTTTTGTTCCCATTCCTCCCTGCCCGTGTCCAATTAAATGATGGGGATCGTCTGATGGCATTCCGCAACATTCGCACGGCTGTGTCTTCACCCATCGGACATATTCAGGATTTACCCAGCGACTGCGTTTTGGCCGCTTCATAAGGGTTTGCGGAGATTCCGGATCAACGGTCAGCATCACAACTGGCTTTGTCTCCGGTATTACCTGAATAAAGTCACCCGGCAACAATTCCAGTCGTTTTTCCAGAATGCTGGTGGCCGGAACCGAAGGGACGATCTCACTTTCCTTATAAAATGACTGCACCGGTTCGTTCGGCAGTGCCAGAGCGCGGCTCGCAATCCCCTCCGGTATCGCTGCGGCAACGCCGGAATACACTGCCCACCAGCACAATTCTGCAAGTGAAAGCTCTCTGTCTTTGCCACACCTTAGCGCCGCTAATACGTTATCAATCACCCACTCGATCAGGTTTTTGCGTGCCAGCGCCGAAAGTCGCTCCGTCGCCTGCTCCCGCAACTGATTATCACAATGCCAGCAGACACGTATCGCCCCCGGCTCATGTCGCATATTAACCAGCTCGCTGTGGTGATATTCTGAATGCGGCCACTGGCAATGGCTCACCCGACGGCATAACCATTCCTCCAGCGCCGTAATTCCTCCAGCAGCGCGGATCACCCGTTCATCAGTAAAAAACGGCATCAGACCACCGTCTTCTGCCAGCGGCTGGTGGGCATCAGGGATTTTCCCGGATGCCCAGCGCGTCATATACTCTGGAGGCTTTTCTATCAGCACCCGTCCATGATGAAACAGACCGAACAACTCACTGCCCGGCTTTAGCATTATCAGCCCCATTTCACGAACAATTACGGGTTTGAGCAGTGCGCGCATTCAACAATCTCCCGGATGACTATTTGCCCCTTTTCTCCCCAGATTTTTGTGACGCGCCCGTCCCACACGCGACTGTCGTCATAAAATATCGCGTCGAGCAACGACTTTTCGAGATTGTCCTTGTCTGGTTTCTGCTGGTGCGGTTTCCCGCACATTTCAGCGCGGCGCTTCCTGCTCCAACTGGCGGACATGGGGAGTATGAATGTGACGTGATAACCTGACTCAGGCAGTGAGACATGGTTCAGCCTGACTTCATCGCAGAACGCACGATAGCGAAGCACCTGCGGACGTTTCTGCCATTTATCCCGCTGAGTCATTCTGGGTTTACCGAGTGGTGTAATGTCGTAGACGTGCACGATCACCCCCACATCCGCGAACGATACGATTTTTTAGTGTGGGCCGGGCCGGAGTTTTCAGTCAGTAATGCACTGACAATCCAAAAACACGGATCAGAGTCGAGGCTTCGCTCTGTTTTAATGCCCTTTTCCCGGTAACGTGCCACCAGCTCGTCGGCCTGCTCAGTGGTCAGCCCGTAATGAGTGAACCAGCTCCGTTTCATGTCACCTCCCTAACGGGCGGCAACAGAAATTCGCTGGCGCTGGGTAACGTCAGTGAGGATTGTATTTTGAAGTGGTTTTGCGCCATCGTTTTCTCCGTGGCGCAGCAGGTATAGGTTGTTCAGGCCTATGAAGGAAGTGTATCAGATTTCCGGGAAACGCGATAACCAGCTTTTTCCAGCATTTCAGTAAACAAGGTTGGCGTTCCTATAATTTCATCCTCCTGAAGCGGCATAAACGACACGACACCGCCGCGCCGATACATCAGGGCGCGTTCGCATTCAGGAAATGAATGAAGCCTCGCAACAATAACTCCATCATGACATCTAATTACTGCATAGCCTTTTTTTGGTAATTCTTCTTTTTTTGTCACCTTTCGCCCCCTCCGAATAAACAGGGTAATAACGCTTCTGGTATTAATAGAACCAGTCGTCAGCGCTTTCCCATGTCTCCTGCAGGATGCTTTTTTTATCGTCTTTATTTCCACCAAAAACGCTCAGGCTGTCTGAACCAGCACGACGGATTACCAAGCTGCAATTTTCATACTGATTATTAAGGCGCTTGAGCAATTCTTTCTCCAGTGCAGACAAAGCTCCTTCCGGAAGTTCTTTAGTGCGATCAATGGTTAATTCAACTTTCATAATAGCCCCATTGCATATACTGTATTTTTATACAGTATACCTATGAGAGAAAATGATCAACCGTTTAAGAGCACAAATTGTTAATCAGATGTCAGGAAATGAAACCACAACTATCTGTATCTGTATCTGTATCTGTTTGAATTCAATTATGTTTTTAGTCGGCATTTTTTGCTTCTGACACAACTCTGGCAAATTGGTACGAACCAACTCTTCAGCGAACGGCGGCGGGACCGCATTGCCGCATCGGGGTACCTGCTTGTCTTTTGTATACTCCACGCAACGATAATCGCGGTCGATGATATCCTGAGCGCGGTAGGGCTCGTATGGTTGAAACATACGCATACCGATGTCGACGATGCAGTACATTACCCTATCGATGTCTACCATCCTGGCGCATTACTCTCCGCAGTATTCACGCCGGTGCTCTTGTTGCTCTCACGCAACCTGCTCAGTTATTACCGGCATATTCACTCGCTCGTTGTGCACTAAACCAGAAGCAGCAATATCAATATTGACCTTGTCGTGTTCTTCCTAAATTATTGCTGATATGTTGAAATCAGACATGTAACTTCACCATTTCAGAATTAATAGTTGTAAAAATAGAATACCAAAAATGCTATGGCACCGATTATCAACCCAACCTGCTCGATGGCATTGTGAAATCTTGGGTCTATTGAGTACACTCTGGCATTAATAATGAAATTAATAATAAAAAGAGTAACTATTACAAACAGAGGGTTCGCTGATTTGTCGAAATGTTCCATTACCAATACCGTTGCCAGAGCGCCAAGAAACATTCTGGCCGCAACAATTAATGGCGCTGCACGTGGCACAACAACAAATGTTAATGGGTTTAAGATAAACCGGAAGATAACTCTGAAAACAACAAATGCAATAACTCCAATCATATAGGTCATTTTTAATCCCTTAAATTAACAAAGAGGTTCTAATAATTAAAATTGTATATAATTCATCAAGTTTGATACTTCATAATTCGCATAAAAGTACATGAAAGTTCTATGATGCTGATCATGCACAGACATAATTCGTTCTATAGGGTTAATTTGCTCTCTTCCTTAGATTTATATCCCTGCTACTTCCTGCTTCGGCGCTGCATCTTCGACATCCTCGGCAATCGCGATGAGGTCAGATAGCCAGAAGTTTAACGCGTCTGCAATGTTTCGCATACTGGAAAGCTGAGGTTACCGTGAACGCATGAGTAAAGCGTTTTACAGTTGACGCCCATCTTGTCTGCTAGGCTAGATAGGGATAGCCTCCTCTCCTTTACCAGAAATTGAATTGTTGCTGAAAAAGAAGTCATTGAGCCTCCTGCTGTTGAGCCGTTTTGGGGATGATTAAATCATCAGGACTATCGATTTTGGGTTTATCCATCAGTTTATTTGCAGATTTCATCGGCGCCCTGACCGTAGATTTTTCTTTCGCTGGTGGGAAAAGCGACCAAGTAACGCTCTTCCCTGAACCGTTTTTCATAATCAACCCGCGGTCAGCGTAAGAACGCAACACAGTTCCTAGCCCGCGAGGATTGCGGTTCAGGAGGTCTGCCAGAACTGACGTGCTCATCCAACCGTTTTCAGTAAGCAGATCGATAACCATTTGCGAAGTGATGGGGGCCGGTTCAGCTCCCCGGACAACTTCAGCGTTTTTGCGCAGTGGTGTTGTTTTTTTCAGGGTAACGGCTGGTGCCGTAATAACTTTCGGAACTGGTGCATCATCGGTTGCAATATCCCAGTAGCCGTTGATGAAAGTCACTGCTCCGCTTTCTTCTTGCTCACGCAGTATGGCCAGCGCTTCAGCGGGCTCAATTTTCATTCGTGCAGCAATCTCACGCGCGGTCGCTTTTCCCATCACTTTTAAAACATCGATAATTTGTCTGGTCATTGGTCAAAACTCGTTTTAGTTGATTAAACCTGCCGCTTTACGGCGTTTGTACTCGTCCATCAGTACCTGTGCAGGTGTTGGCCCTGCCGGATGATGTGGCGCAGCCAGTTGGCGGCGAATCGGCGGAACTGACATGCCGTTTTTGACGTGCTTCGTCCACTTAGTGAGTAATTTTTCAGCCAGTTTTTTTAATTCCCCCTCAGTCATCTGCCGTTCAACTCCCGTCCTGCGCATTTCAATGCAAATGTGATACATCACTGGTTGCGGCCACGGATATTTGTCGCTTCCGGAATACCGATACGACTCATTTCGCCAGCGCCGGTATTCATCCATCACCTGGTCTGATGTGAGTCCAAAAGGATTGGCCCCACTGTCAGAAACCAAAGATACGAATTCAGCCAGGTCAGGAGGCCAGGTGTTCCCGACGGCACAACGCTCCATGCACTGCTGGCACACCAGACTGATCTGGGCATCAGTCATTGAACCTATCTGCGCTATCCACAGAGTCGATGGTTCTGCCCCATTCTTCTGCGTCCAGCGGTTCGAGAATATTTCCCCCATCACCTGCCATAGTCGCCACGCTGTTTCCGTCGCCATCAAGTCCGTTACGGCGCCGCCATTCTGCGTGGGCTGACTGAATTTGCTGAACAGCTCTGGATGCTGTCGGTTCTGGTCGTGTTCCAACATTGCTGTCACCTCCGGTTACCGGTTGTTTTTTCGTTCTCACCAGCACAACATGCCGGGCGAATTTTTGTTCCCACTGGATCTGGGTGAACACTTTCCCCTCCGATCCCCAGTACGCCGAGAATTCGGCTAGCTCAGTGTCAAGGTAATCAGGCTCTGGCAGCAGAACCCCCCACTGCGCAGCACGCTGCCGAAAATCTACAGACGGCAACCAGGAGTCGCTCATGCTGAACTTGCCGATCGGTTCTGATACGCCATCCACGTATCTGGGTGGGGTTGGGTCTTCCGGTTGAGTATGCCCACCAGAATTTTCATTCGCGCCCGCGTTAAGAGAGGGGTTTAAGATCTGTTTACTGCTTACTGATCTCTGGATACCTGATGCCAAAGCCTTTGCCTTATCCTTAGGCAAAGCGAAAGCCTTATCAAAAGCCATACCCATAGCCTCGGAAACCCCGTAACAGGCTGATTTCAGGGATTCAAACGCTTCTAGTTTCAGTGGGCAGTCAGGCAATAATTCGTATGATCTTGCCCATGATTTGATCACATTTACTGATGCTGGAGGGTTATGTTTGACAGCATTAGGCAACCAAAAAACTCTGGCTTTCAGGTCGGCTTTCACCATACCTAAGGCTATGGCTTCACCTAAGGCTAAGTCGAAGGCTTCGACATTCCACCCTAGTTCTTCAGCCATCGCAGCCCTTCCCGCCTTGTACAACCCCGGGATGATCCCCGTAAACGGTCCCGTCAGCAGATAGATAAAAAGGCTCTGTCCACTCGGCAATAAAGCAGATAGCGCGCGGAATTTTGGATCATCCCACATGGTGATCTTTACCTTACGGTAAGGCTCATTGTTTGCCTTACTCTTTGGCATAGCCTTAGGCAAAGGATTAGGCATAACTCACCTCGCGGATTATCGACGTAAAAATCATTGGTCAAAACTCGTTAAAAAAATTGCGGCGCTACGGCGCTGATACTCGCCAGTAGTGGTCCAGCCGCATCAACTGGCAACATGTTGAATAGCGCTATAGCTGCCTCGCGGATCTCTTTTTCAAGCTTGTGCAGCGGCGCGCCAAGCAACTTGGCTTGATGAGCGTCACTGCATTCCTTAATCGCACTCGCCACCAGCTCACATTCTGTTTTTCCCTGTCGTAATCCATGCTTTCTCGCGATCTCAATCGGCATCACAACCGAAATTGCGTGAGAGAGCTGCATGACATAGCTCGTGTATTTGCTGGAATTAGTTTCATTTTTCAGATACCGGAACAGGTTCTGTTTGTTTACAGATATTCCGCGACCGCCCTCTTTCCCCCATTGCTCGGCCACCAGCTGCGCGATCTTTTCCTGAGCCTGCCCAGGCAACGTGGTTTCCCACTCACGAACAGCTTCAAAAATGGCACGGCAGCGAAGTGAATCACGGCGCCGCGGTTCAAACTGATTTTGAGTTTTCAGTGAAGCTGTGATTCGTTGGTTATGATGAGAGTAAGTTACAGAGTGCATAGTTAGGCCCCTTCTTGCGGCAAACCATCAGCTGGGTTTGGGTAAAGATCTGGCCTCAGCTCGTGTGGTGTCACCTGCCAATCGACGGCTCTTGAAACACGCACAACAAGTTCGCCTGGCACCTTATTCTTGAACCATCCATTAACTGTTTGGGCTCGACGATTAAGGCGACGCCCCAGTTCAGCCTGACTGCATATTGCTAACATTTTCTTTTGAGTAGAGGTCTTCATTGGCATATCCCGTTGAGTGAACATGCAGGAAGTAAATCAAATTAAATCGATATCGTCAAATTATATCGATAGGTTTAGCTACAGATAAAATCTGTATAATCGTAGGTATGTTTTTGAGCGGGCTAGGAATATGAACTTCGGAAAGCGACTACAAAAAGCAATCCAAGAGCTTGGAATCTCTCAATCAGAACTTGCACGTAGATTGGGAGTTAAAGCCCAGTCGGTCAATGGCTGGTGTAATTCCAATATACTTCCAAGAGCCGACATCCTTGATCAGCTACAATCCGCCACAGGCTTTCCGCTTTATTGGTTTTTTCTCGAAGAAACTGAAGCTGACGATATACCTGTGATCATGTCAGAAAAAAAGCGACAACCTCAGTCTATTCAGGAACAAAAACTTCTTGAACAATTTGAGCTTTTACCTACTGATGATGAAAGAGAAAAGATTATTGAGTTGATCCAAATGCGCCTGCAAGAGCTTGACGATGTTGCTACAGCCTATCTAAAAAAACGGAAAATAATACCAAGTAACGAGTAACCACCTACCATCACCCTCCAATAAATAAAGAAAAATCAATCCGATAAACTAATCGGCAAAATCCTCACGCCTCAACATATCGATTTAATTTGACATATATCGATTCAATCGATAATACTATTCCCAACGCAAAGACAGTCATCCAGGTAGGACGCCCACGAAGTAGCTGCCGGCGGCATACGAAACACCGGATGAGATGACAAACAGACATGCGCAGCAGGTTTCAAACGTTCCGCCAGCCGGGCGATAACGGCACAAGCAGAGGGATAAATTATGAGTGAGGTTATTTTTAGCTTTGAAAGCTCCAGCGATGCAGCACGCGCTGGGATGTTGATGAATAAGGCGGATCCGTCACTGCGTTATGTACAGATGCGATCAACTGTCTGCGTAACCTGGCATGCAAACATCATTGCGGCAACGCAGGCAGTTATGGATGCAAACATTCCATGCACTTTTCAATACTGGAATGACATTAAAAACAGTCATCGCAGAGGGTGAAATGAAAATGATTGATTTCGCACGTCAGCCAGCACGCATCCAGGCCGTTCGCGGGAATGCTTTTACCGCTCCACTGCGTTTCCTGTGGCGCATCCTGAAAAATGGTAATAGCGCAAAGGTAGCTAACAAATGAACACTCTGTACGCATTAGTGCTGACGCTCGCTATGACAAACGGTGATTACCAGGAAGCTGTTATTGGTGTTTTTGGAAGTGAAAGAGAGTGTCTGTCGGCAGCAAGTGAACAAAGTAGCGTCACAAACTGCTATCCAGTTGAAGCGATTATTCCGGCTGACGACCAACAGCCTGCCACTTTTTTTTAACGAGTTTTGACCAATGGCTGTTGCCAGCCTGATGCCAAGTGCACGGGGCATCGTGATGGTAATACTGCCATCGTAACCAAACAGGAGACGAAGACCTGTTCTGGTTAAGTTGAGGATCTACTTTGCCCGTCCCGTGGCGGGCCTTTTTCTGGAGGCTTTTATGTCAGCAAACGAACTGGCATTGAGATTCAGTACCGCACCTGCAGAGCAACTGATTGGTATTTTACCTGTCCTCGAAGTCAAAGAAGCCCTGCGTGATGAAGTGGAAGATGACGTTCTGGGGGAAGCCTGGACGGAACACAACTTTGAAATGGAAGCGATTGGCGAACAGCTCGATGAGACGGCTCAACTGGCCAGAAAATTCGAACTGACTGCCGAAACATTCGCAACGGCAATCAAACTGGCACTGACGTTGCCACACAGCGAGGCGATCCCTGTTTTACAGAATGCTCTCAGGGATAACCCCGGTTACGGTCGTGAACCGACTAAGGATGCGTAATGGAATTCGGAATGAAACGTGTTGTGGCATCTGTCCAGACCGTGGCAGTCCTGAACAGGATGTACTGCGGGAAACCCGTGTCTGTTGCCTCCATCAGTAAAGAAACAAAGCTGTCTGTATCCTACCTGGAACAGATTTTTTCAAGGCTTCGCCGCAGCGACATTGTTACCAGCCAACTCGGTGCCGGTGGTGGATACCATCTCAAAAAAATTAACCCCAGCGTTGCTGATGTCGTTCGCGCCGTTACGCACACGCCGGATTCGTTCGAACCTGTGCTGAATGCTCTGGAGTGGGTCCCCGTCGCGCAGCTGTCGCAGGCGAAATCCCCAGCCCCATAAAGCACAAAACCCGCGCAAGGCGGGTTAAGTACCCGGTCAGCCGACCAAAGCTTTCCGGAACGAGTTTTGACCAATGACCACTACCACAGGCGGCAATCATCAGCTGCCGGGTATCTTACAACCTTAAGGAGCCCGAACGCAATGAACACATATGCGTATATCATCAAAGCCAAAGCCAAAGCGACTGACTCAAAAAGCCTCTTTTGTTGGTTCTCTGCAAAATCTGACTCGCGCGCTGAACGCGAAATTCTCAACCTTCTGGAAGATTCCGGGATCGAAGTTGGACGTGGTGCTGACCACCAGTTGCCAATACGCACTAACTGGTTTGTTGTCGACGACCTGCCTGAAGAAGGTGCGCTGGATGACACATGGTGTGATCGTTACGAGCTTGGCGAGGATGGTTTAACCTGGAAAAAAATAGTGGTAGCCGAAGCACCAGCAGAGCTAGCAGAGCTAGCAGAGCTAGCAGAGCTAGCAGAGCTAGCAGAGCCAGAATCTACCGTACTGACAGCAGGCGAACAACCAGCCAATGATGCGGTCCCCGAAGTTAATGAAAATATTCAACACGAGCAGGATTTTACTGTAGGGAAAGACTCTCACCCAGAATACCCAAAGTTAACGGCTGTACCGACCATGTCATTCCGACATCGCGTACTGGCGCAGCACATTGGCGGCGGTGAGTATATGTATCACGTCGACGAAGAGCAGAAAAAAGAAATTATCGCCCTGGAACTGGATCAGGATAATTCATATATCCAGAACCTTCTGCTCGCGGCAGAGAATGTTGAACCATTCAAGAAAGCCAATGAAGTTGATATCTGGAAGGCAGTGATTTCGGTAAAAACAGTATTCCCTGTCGACAGAAAAACGCCAGAACTGGCAAGCGTTATTCAGTTCCTTAATGCCTGGTTTAATACGGAACATATTGACCGCGGGCTTCTAACGAAGGAGTGGGCTAACGGTAATCGCCTGTCCTGCATCCAGAGAACTTCCGGTGGCGCTAACGCAGGAGGTGGAATTAAGACTGACCGAAACCCTGACTACATTCACACCCTGGAAACGCTGGATTACGAAATTGCCGCGGCCACATTGCCGATGGATTTTGATATTTACAATATACCGCTATCCATCCATCGACGCGCTAAAGAGATCATTACTAAAAAAGAGAGTCCGTGGAAAGAATGGTCCTCTGCTCTTCGCGCCACTCCAGGTGTTCTTGACTATTCAAGGGCTGCAATCTTTGCACTCATTCGCGGTGCTGGTGAAAACGTTCATAACTTCCCGGACAGTTTGCGCCGATACATTAGCGCGGGCCTGACAGAAAGCAATCACGAAAAACCGACTGCTGATACTCTTGCGGCTTCCCGCCAGATTAACTCTGCATCGGTAACCCTCGACGCAGTTCACGATGCCATCAAAGGCAAAAATGAAACCACGATCCCTGATGGGGTGGGCGAAGAATATGCCTTTGTTGGTAACAAACTCGTCACTGAAGCCCGGTCCCGCGCTGAGCAACTGAACATCGAAAACCACGGCAATGGTGTCTTTTCCATAGACAGCCTGGTTAACACGCCACCGGCGCAACCATTATCTGTTGTCGATCAGGTTCGCCAGCGGTCAGTTGCAGAAAAAATCAAATCAGATAACAACGAGGAAGCCGCCAGAGATGTGCAGATGGAAGAGGTTGTCAACGATGAAGCCCAGGCTGGTACTGAAGTGTCTCAGGGCGAAACAACAACTATGCCAGATGAAAGCGCTGATGCTTCTGGTGAACAAACAGATGCGGTAAATAATGAATCCGTTCATCAAATTACTGAACAAAAGTCTGACAAACTTTATTCT